CAGGCGGTACGCGATCAGGGCGGAGCTCTTCCGCTGCGCAAAAAAGCTGCCTCCCAGCGTTCCCGCCAGAGACAGCAGTGCAACAATAATTGATTCAACCACTCTACTCCTACCCCTCCTCTGTGTGCCGCCACAGGCAGTAGTGCGGCTTCTCTTCGCCGAACATCCAGTACCGCATCCAGTCATCCAATACAATCGCAATCAAAGATACTGGTATCCATAATAATATGTACGGAACACAAATCTGTCCCAACAGATTCAGCGGCATGTCGCCGTAATCCCAGACATTCCATCCCAGCCGCAGATTGACGATACAGCCTGTCAGAAACTCCAACACTGTAACGATGGCGGCACCGATGAGCGCCTGCTTCCACAGCGGCATACACCAGGGTATCAGCTCATTGATGAAGCCGATAAGTGCAAAACACAGGCCGCCTGTCACGGCCAGAAACATTTCTTTAAGATACTGCCTCATCTTCCTTTACCTCCCATATTTATTCCCCTTCCTTAATATTTAATGGCAAAAAGCCATTTTTAGAAGTCCTTCTGTACGAAAGGCACCTAAAAACAGCTTTTTCAATCACAATATTCCAAGCTTGAGATGACTACACAAAATTTAGCTGAGGGGGTATTCGTTGACTACAATGCCTACATGGTGACTGTAAAATTCTATATGACTTCAAAAACATATACCTCAGATACATGGAATACCATTGCAGTAATTCCAGAAAAGCTACGTCCCGCTTCAGTGCTGACGTTTGCTGCTTTAAACAATAATGTATCGACAGATGCAACGAACACGCCCGTTTGGGTTAGAGTTACTACAGACGGAAATTTGCAAGTATATGTTTTTTCGGATCGTGCGTCTGTTGCTCCAGTAGGCGTGATTTCATATGTGATTTAATTTAAAACGAAAAGGATGCACATCTGGTACCAATCTAATCCAGATATGGAAAACGTATAATTATTACCGAGCTCCATATTAACCGTGTTGTCTGACCGATCAGTAACACTTGTCCAGTTTTCGTTAATGTTAAAGACAACAGCACCTTTCGATGTAAAAACACATACCTGATGTCTACGCGAAAGATTAGGATTTTCGATAGTTATCGGGCTGATTGTCCCTGTGTTACCGTACACCGCCATTATTTTGATTGTTCCATTTAAAAGCAAGCTCAACGTTTCAAGCTTGGAATTTTATGACCGCTCTTGCCTATTCTGGTATACTTTTCCCATCAAATTTAAGGAGGTCCTTTATGAAAGAACAACTCATTGATGGTATTCTGCAATTTCTCTCTGGAAAGATTCCAGATGAGGATATTTCTGAGCTGCGCCTACAGCTATATTATCAGTTAGCAGACTACCAAATAAGTAAAAAATGTACCGATGTGGCCGTCGTCCCAGAGAAAACTTATATGGATTATCTACTTATTTACCTGGCTGCGCTGCGCATGGCCGGCCGTTCCGAGAAAACTCTGGCTCATTATCGCCTGCAGCTTGGCCTGATGCTTCACTCCATACAGAAGCCGGTTCAGGACATTACGACAGACGATCTCTTCACCTATCTCGCCATCTATAAAAATCAGCGCCAGGTCGGAAACCGATATCTGGACGGAAAGCGTGTCATTTTCAACGGCTTCTTTTCCTGGCTCCAAAAGAAGAAACATATTGTCTATAATCCTGCTGCAGGACTGGACCGTATCAAATATGAGAAACGCATCAAACAGCCACTGTCTGACGAAGAAAGGGAGGTTCTGCGCTGTGCCTGTGAGCAGAAACGAGATCTTGCACTCATTGAACTCCTGTACTCTACTGGGATGCGTGTCGGTGAACTGGTCCGGCTGAACAGACAGGATATCCATTTCGCCAGTATGGACTGTGTCGTATTTGGAAAAGGAGCCAAAGAGCGTGAAGTATATCTCAATGGCTCCTCCTGCCATCATCTCAAAGCATATCTTCTTACCCGAAATGACAATAATCCTGCCCTCTTCGTATCCTGTAAAGCGCCGTATCTACGGCTTACAGAGCATGGTGTCTGGCAGCTCCTGCGGCGTCTCGGAGATCGTGCCGGTGTCCCCAATGTACATCCTCATCGATACCGCCATACTACACTTACCAATGCTCTGAACCGCGGCATGCCTGTGCAAGAAGTCCAGCTCCTGGCCGGCCACGAAGATATCAATACTACAATGATCTACTGCACAGTAGCAGCGGATAATGTCCGCTCTTCGCACCGGAAATATTTATCCGCATAAAATTCTTCGATAAAGATTCACTCCCGGGGTTCTTCGGGAGCTCTTGTCATGCGCTTGTATCTTCCTCTCTACCTCTTTTCCACATTTTTATCCATCGCTCCGTCCAATCACAATATTCCAAGATTGAGGGAATAAACTCCAGTTTTCATGTGATTTCAAAGTCAGGAAAGTTTGCGGGACAGACTACTGCATTTTATACGGGTGTATCTATTACAATTCCTGCAAAATCCTTTTATGTGCTCAGCGGAAGTGCAAACTGGAGCAGCACCGCACCTCAATGGGTGGGTATCGCATCAAACGATACAATAAATACCAGTCAATACGCCGAAGGGCAAAGAAGTGAATCTATAGCCACTTGCACTATTGCCGGGTATGTAGAAAAGGAGACGACTTTTTATTTGTGGGCGAAATATCCGAATACAACAGAGAACGAAGGGTATTTCGCGGGATTTTATGTCACGCAGGAAGATAGTAAGGTAAACATCCTTAGTTGATTCCGTATACTCTTACAGACACACCGCTCCATCCACTTATATGAAGATAAGAAAAAATTATCGTGCCATTTTTTATCTGCCCTTGCACACAAACAGAATATCCTGTCGCTTGGATGGTGTTTTGCTTGTCAGAACTGTAAAATGTGAATGGAAATGATATATCATACATTACTGCAGGAATAAAAATTGTAATTCCATTATTTCCATCACCATAGAGCAAAATCATTAAAGCTCTATAAGAATCATAGCCAGGGATCGGCACATTCTGTTTTTCTTCGATGCCCTGATCTACAATTAGAGTTTTTGTTCTGGAATGTAAACCTTCAATCTTGGAATTTTGTGATTTCAGCTCTGCTGCAACCGTAGTCACCTCCGTCTTACTGTCATCATATTCCCCTGGGCCAAAGGCTGTCGTTACTTTACGAAATTTATTTCCTTGGATAAAATAATCGTTAACCACATATGACTCATCCGGATCGAGTCCATCTGCAATCATTTCAAGAGCTCCGTGTTCTGTGGTCACATATTCCGTGCCTGTCCATCGCCAAATTACCAGCTCATCCGTTGTGTCCGTATCCACATATATTTTCCCGGGCTCTCCTGTTTCCGGGAAATTCGAATATGCCGCAAACACTATCTGCGTTGCCCCGGCCGGACCCATAATACTGCCAATATAGGTCCACTGAGCTGTCGATGCACCACCGGCCATAGAGCAGTCATAAATATTACCGGTGTCTGTATTGACATATTTATCATACTCTTTCGCGTCCTCAATTCCCGAATCCGGAAATACTGTTCCAGAAGTTTCTGTACCAGTAATGGCCGTACCAAAATACCAAACAGATCCCGGCTCTCCACGGGGCAGCGTAAAATTCAGAACAGCATTCTGTGATGTGCCGCTGTTCGTCACCTGCGGGGCGCTTCCGGGAGCCGATGCTTCCACATCTCCTACTGTAATCGTGGCAGCCTCTCCCGGCGGCCCAACGAGGCCATGTTCCCGATAATATTCTACTTCTGCAAGCGCATCAACAAACGCTTTGAATTCGTCAGAAGATTCTAAAGCTGCATAATCGATATTGCTTGCCTGATTATCAATAAGAAAAATCGGTGTAGTGATATTATTTCCGGATGCGTCAATCAGCTGAAGCTCGGCCTCCAGCATCCCTGGTACGGCCAGCATCTGCTGAGTAAAATCTATCTGTACCTGATTGCCTGACAAAACACAGTCAGCATATACTTTTGTCGCATCTGGCTTTTTCACATACACAAACAGAGATTCGTTTTCCGGCACCAGTACAGCATTATTTGCTGTAAGTGTCAGCATCACGCCCCGGCCTATATTGGCCTGCTGGGCTGTAATAACTTGAAGCGGATACTGGTTGTAAAGATCCACCGATATCGGATAATAGATTTTCACTCTTCTTTTTCCTCCTTACGTCACATTGGTAATTATCCCGCCACGCACAGTAATTGACTGTCCATTTCCGGTAATTATTCCTCCGCTGTACCCGTCACCAGCTCCAAGGCTGCCAGCACTTATAGAGCCTGAAAAGCTTGCACTTCCATCCTGCGCCTGAATACTTGCGTTCACGCTGTCAAATACTGCATCAGCCGAAAAATCGCTTGTAAGGCCCAGCAGCACGCTTCCTCCAGCCAATGACACCATTCTGTTCTGACTCCATCCGCTCTGCCATTCAATCAGCTTTATTCCTTCCGGTTTAATCGACACCAAACGCTTCCAGGTTGATGAATTGTATGTAATAACAACAACCGAACGGCTGCTGCTGTCCGTCTGAATGTCTATGGAACCGCCTGTAATTTGCGCGCTGTTTGTTTTCAGCCCATTCACATCCAAGCGCGCCGCCTCTCCGCCGTCTGCATCTAACACCCTGCAGACACCATTTCCATTCCCGGAGCCTCCTAAAGTAAGAGTTCCTCCATGAATCCGATCCGCCAGCATATACCCTGCAATAATCACATCCGCGTATCCGCCCTTTGCCGTGAATGCCGTTTTCCAGTCCCAATCTCGATCATCTTCTGTCCGGGAATCTGCAATCTGAAACCCCTGGGTGCCAAGACACATGGCTCCATAGGTTGGGCTTTCCGGATCTGTATCCTCAAACAGGATTGCTCTCACATCCTGCTTCTGCGCAATATTTTTCTGATACCGTAACTGTGTGTTGATTGCATTCAAAACTCCGGATACCTTGTCGGCAACGACCGTATTTCCCGGCCCAAGAATCTGGCTGACAGCCTGCAGAGTGGATGTCATATCTTTAAAATAGTTATACTCATAATCACCCAGAGTCATTTCATTTGCCTGGTTTCTGATGCAGTCCCATTTCAAGCTGATTACCCGGGCATCTGTCGCAATTCCCAGCTTGGAATTATAACAGTGCACCGTGTCTCCCAGTGAAACCTTCACAAGTCCTGTGAAGTCCTTATACTGCTCCGTATGCTCCAGATCAATCATATTCACCTTGATGGTAACTGCCGGAAGATCGGCTCCTGCTGCATACATTTCTTCACATTTCTGTACAAGTGCTGCGTCCAGTTCTGCCTGTGTCTGGCAGATAATATCTCCGTCCTGCTGGCTGTCCACGTCTTCTGCCAGCTTTACATCCTCAAATTTTACTTCTCTGATATATTTCTTCACATACTTATTGATATTCTCTGAGTCAACCCAGGGCGTGTTACCGCTCATCATCCGGCCATTGTAAGCCACTGGTACAATGCGCGTAACAGTATCACTCATGTCTACTGTGCTGGTCAGGCCGGTCATATTTTTCCCATACCGGATATCTGCTCCGTAATCTCCACCAATACGCTGATTGATAAGAACAGAGAAATTGTCAAAAAGTATCTCTCCGCCCCAAACTTGGGAAAAACTCGGAGAATCCTCTCCGTTGATCGCGTCCATCAGATTCCGGCGCACAAAATAGGCCGTCCCAATGGTGGTAATGTCAGACTGGCCAGAATACTTGCTGCCGGCAGTCATAATCAGAGCCTCCTGTCCGTTCTTCTGTGTCGGCCGCACATCCATCAGAAAGCAATCGTCTGCCGCATCGAAGAAGATAGGATATGCAGTAGCCTCCACAGCGTTTTCTATTTTCTCACACTTGTCTATGCGGAAAAGCTGTTTTTCTCCCTGGAATGTCGGGCAGGCAATTACTGCTTCCTCCTCGATATGTTTCCAGCGCTCTTCCGCATCCAGCGGATGGCTCATGGTCAGTTCCCATGCTCCGTTGACTTCGCAGTCTAGCTCGCAGGATGTTGGCAGCAACGTCATGTCTCCGTTTTTCTCAAAGTCCGTATTTTCCGGACTGTAAATCTGAATCATATTCGATACCCCCATTGAGGAATAATAGTCAGTTCAAATCCTTCACTGACTGAAATCTCATTGTTTCCGCAGGGCAGCCACAATTTTTCATAGTCACCCGTCACATCCGTGTTGATGGTCTGGCCATCATTTTTATAAGCAATCATTAATTCCGAATTAATAATCGCTTCCTGCCCAACATTCGCCGTGAATTCATAACCATTGACCGTCAGTGTACAGAGCCCTTCACCTGTGATGGTATAGATCGGCTTTGCTGTGTCCTGATAATTAAAGAAGAGCGTCCCAGCAGCCGGTACCTGGCCAGACTGCAGAAACTCGAACGGAGTACAGATGAAGGTCACTTTGAACGTTCCAAATTTTCGAATCTCCCGGCTGATATCTCCATGCTCAACTTTCAAGACTTTATAAAATATATCTGGGCTGTCGGAAACAATAAGCCTTCCGACTCCTGACAGCCACTGCCTGATATACCGTACCATATTCATAAACTGCCTGGATATGATGGAGAATGTGCAGCTGATATTCAGGTTCTCCAGATAATCTGCCTTCTCTACCAGCTGACCATCTCTGCCAGGGACCGAATAGGTATTGTACACCTTCCCGGCCCCGGCAAATTCCGGATAATCATTCATAAAGCATCCATAGTCTTCGCAGGATTTTCCATTATAGATAACAGTCAAATTCTTCATGCCCCGGCTCCTCTCGCCTTCAATACAGCTTTCTGCTGATTTCCGATTTTCCGGATTGTATAATCTGATACGCTTTCTTTCAGCGGTGTCCCGTCCACGTTTGTATGATTGATAACCTGAATTATCATACCTTCCAGCAGGCCGCTGAGATCCAGCATTGCAGCTCCTGAGTTTGCCCGGGCCGCCGCTTTTGCATACTGGACAGATATATCGTGCGGAATAACCTGCGCCCCATTCGGAAGGTAAGTCAATTCTCCCCGGCCGCCCTCATTCATGTAGGCGAATCCGCCCTGCCAGTTTTCTGTACCATGGGCCAGATATGGGATCTTTGGAATATTAACCTCAAAGCCTTTCCCGCCAATAAGCGGCACCCAGTCTGGAATATGAACGCTGATAGTGTTCAGCTTGTCAATGGCTGAATTCACCACTGAAATCACGCCATTCAATGGTGATTTCGCTATTGCAACGATTCCGCCGAACAGACCGCCGAAAATATTCACGATTCCCGACCACGCACGGTCCCAGTCACCCGTAAACACGCCGCCTACAAAATCGATAATTCCGGAAAAAACCTGCTTGATTGAGCTCCACACAGAAGAAACTGTGGCGAAAAATCCGTTCAGTATATTCCCCCAGACACCAAAATTTTCGGTCCAGTCGTGCGTGAATATGCCAGTCAGGAAATTATCGAAATCCTGCATCTTCTGCTGAATCCAATCCCAAGTTTCTCCTGCCTTGGCCTTGACCTCATCCCAGTTTTTTATAAGCAGATAACCGATTGCGATTACCGCCGCGATTGCAATTACCGCAAGGCCTGCCGGACTGGTCACCGCAGTAAATACGCCTGATATGACTGTTTTCAGCCCGCCAAGCGCCTTAATCCCGGTTGACAATTTTCCCACAGCTCCGGTCACTGCCCCTATCCCGGAAACCATTTTTCCAAATATCACAAGCGCTGGTCCGGATACTGCTGCAATCCCAGCTATCTTAAGTATCAACTGCTGAAGCTCCGGATCTGCATTTGCGAAAGCATTGACCATTTCGGTGGCTTTCTGAATCAGAGGTGTAATAAGCGGAAGCAGATACTGGCCAAGAGAAATCCCCAGATTCTCAACTGACGCCTGAAATGTACGCATGCTGTTGGCTGTGCCGTCTGATGTTCTGGCATAGTCTCCCTGAGCGTTTGCGGATTGTTCCATAACATAATTGTACCGGAGCTGTACCTTTTCGGCCTGCGACATCTCGTCATACACCAGCCCCATACCGTCTGCGAACTCCTGCAGGTTTACTTCCGTCATTACAATGCCAAGCTGTTTCAGAGATTCTGTCTCACCTGTAAACACGCCATTTAGGGCAGTCATCGCCTGGTCAATACCGATATTTTTAAATGACGCAAGGTCTCCAGCCAGTCCCGCCAGCAGCATCGACATATGGGCAGCCTCGGCCTGTGACAGCCCCATTGATGTGGCCATATCGCCAAACAGTGCCGTAGCTTCCAGCGCCTGATTTTTCGACAGGCCAAAACTTTCCGTTGCATCATCTGCCCAATTCTTTACGGCTGCCGAACAGTCTCCAAAAGCAACCTCAACTTTATTCAAATTTTCATCAAAATCAGAAGCTGCTGTAACGGCACTTTTTCCCGCCAGGGCAAGAGGAGTGGTGATACCTACAGTAAGTTTGGTTCCGAAGCTGCTGATTTTATCTCCGATCCTGCTGATTTTTGATGCGATTTTTCCCATCCTTGCTTCAAAGCTCTTTGTTTTTTTCTCAGCATCCGTCACAGCTTTTTCGTAAGAAGATGTATCTCCGACTATCCTTATAGTTAATGTCTCATCCGCCATGCTTCACCTTCTCTCTCCGAATGCCATTCGCCTGCAGTATTTTATCTACCCAGCCTTTTCCCTCTTTCTCTTCAATCTCCGCCACAATACGGATGTTCTCTTTTGCCAGCTCCATATCTACCGGAGCCTGGATCTTCTTCCACATTTCCCGAAACCGTGCGTTTTTCTTCCGCAGCGCATTGCTGACTGCATTCAGCACTGCATTCCGCATCAGTGTATTATCAGATACCAGCTTGTCCTCCCATGCTTTTCTGATAAATAATGCTTCGCGCGGAGTAAGGTCCTCATAATCTTTTTTGGAATATCCAAAATTGACAGCAAAAAAAGCGAAGTCAATATCTTTCCGATACGGCTCCGCTATTCGCTCATATTCCGGATCAGGCTCTCCGTGCAGGTATTGCAGTTCAATCAGGCGTCCAGGAAGAAAAAAGGGCAGTCCCTCTCAAGTGCCTCCAGCACAGCGCCGTTCACTTTCATGTAGCCCTCGTTTTCAATCAGCGCTTCAGCCATTTCCATTCCTTTTTTGGGCTTTACAAAGGTATCTGAGCCTTCTTCTTTTAATCCATATGCAAAATACGTCTTAAGCGATGTAAGCCCCAGCATCCCCCGGTGTGTACCCAGCTCCGCCATCATCGGCATCCCGACCGTATTTTCAATCAATTCCACTCGCTTCATGTTGTATTTCAGCACATAAGTCTTTTTCCCTATTTCAAACATATACAGTCCTCCTTAATCCGTTTTTACAATAATTTCAGCCACACCTGCCTTCAGAGCTTTTCCCTCTGCATCTGTCTCGATAATCATGATCTGATTTCCTGCAGTCAGTCCGGAAATAGGAGATGTGCCATCCCATGACGTTTCAGAAATATTCTCACCGTAGGACGGATATTCCAGCGGCGCAGTACCGGTCCGGTAAAAATATTTATCTGATGCTTCCAGTACAGGATTTACGTAGATGCTTGTCTGGCCTGAAGACGCGCCAGCCACTGAAACTACTATCAAGGGCTCAAGAGCCGCTGAACCATCCGGCATAGTGTCAGGCTCAACAGGCGCCGTAGAAAGATCTACCAGCGGCCCCATGCCTGAAAGTGTGATAGAATAGGTCACTGCATCATCATGCGGCGCCTCAATCGGATAGTCTGTCACTACGGCCAGTCCGCCGAACATTCCGACTTTCCTTTTTCCATCTACCACTTTGATACATACCGGATCTGAATTTTCAAACGCCTGCGAAAGAATGGAATGACTCTGATCACTCGGCACAAACAAACCGTCATTATCGATAGACCATTCTTTCATGCCTGCCAGATAAGATTTCCAGCCTCCCTGCGTATCTTTGGATGTAATTTCAATCTGATCTGCGGACCGGTTGATAGTCAATCCCTGCTGCCCGCTGATGGCCAGCAGCTCCGTGCCTTCAATATTCCAGACGCACAGGAGAATATCTTTTCCGGCAATAGCCTTCGCTACAGAACTTGTGAAATCGCAGTAATCATTACTGTCAAACGCGAAGAGCTGAAGCTTTTCAAAATTTTTTCTTCTCATTTCTGCCTCCTTATATCTTACATTTGAACCCGTAGCAAACCATAAATTCAAAGGCTGCCACAGCATGTTTTTCGCCAGTTTCATCTGTCTGGATCGTCTGCACCCCGCCATCCGTCTGCATGATAAGCTCAAAAGGCTCCGGCAGAATAATGTCTTCACTAAGTGCCTCCTGAAGCTTCTCTATCATCTGATACACCCCGACAGATGAGTCTTCCTTTCCGGCGATGCAATGAATCCAGACCGTATAATTATCCCGAAACATGGTTTTTGTGTTGGCCGGAAGAATACGGGTGATTTCTGCAAAATAGAACGGGCTCTTCGCATTTTTCGGAACCGCATCATAACATTTCAGGCCGGTATGGTCCTGAACTTTTTCCTGCACCGCTGCCACCAGCGTGACAGGTGATAATTTCTGATAAGCCATTATGTCATTTCCTTTCTTATTGCATTAATCAGATCGCCAGTATAGATCGGACGCTGAATAACCAGGTTGTTTGTGGCAAAATGCTGTCCCTGAACATATCCTCCATTTACGGTCCGATGGCCGTAGTTGACGTGCGGCGCATATTCGGCTGAATATGCAATCCCGTCTTCAAGCTTTCGGACAGACTTTCGGAGTTCATCGGTATCTACCGGCGTTCCGCCTTCCTGCGGATTTGTCCCCTTCGCCCGGTTGAACATTTCCGTCACGTTCTTTTTGACTATAGCCGTCCACCTGATGCTGTTCATGCCGGCGAGCGTCTTTTCCAGCCCTTCCATGCCAGATATACTCATGCCGAACGTTTTATCTGCCAAATAATCACTCCTTATACACTTCCACCTGAATCACGGTATAACGCGGTGACAGGTCAATCACCCGTGTAATCTTCTGCCTGTGCTCATCAATGACTGCATGGGTGCAGGCAGGAAACCTGTTAAACGGTATCGGTACCGCAAAGCGCTGCTCATTTCTGGTAACATCCCTGCCTTCCAGGGCAGTCTGCTCATCCGTCCATGGCGTAAACCTGCAGAAGGTGTCCTTCACTGTCTGCCATGTTCCGCCGGTCATGTTTCCCAGGGCATCCTCTGTTTGTCCAGTGATGAGCTGAAGCTGACAGCGTTTCCAGATCATAAGAATCTCACCACCTTGCTGGTATTCCCGGAGGCCGCCTGTGTGGCTTTCCAGTCACCGATTTCATCCGCATACTCAGACAAGATATTGTCCACGAAGGAAGTGCTGATATTGGCCGCTCCTTCTGAACTGATGCCCTCATAATAGGTGCGGCGAACCATTTTTACTGTCGCGTCCACGCAGATGGAACTGAATAAGGCCGGGAGTATTTCTACCCCCAGCCTCAGACAGAGCCGGTCACTCATGGTCTGTAAGTATTCCTCCATCTGACTGTCCGTCAACTCCGTGTCTGGAAGCCTGGTTTTCAGCCTTTTAAGCAGTTCTTCCATAATGCCTCCTATCCAGCGGCTGCCACTGCTGCTGTTGCCGCGGAAAGGACTGTACCGGTATATTTCCCGGTTCCTTCCGCCTCAGCCTTAATATATTTTCCCTGGTCTTCATCCTGAAGCTCATAAGATGCAGAAACAGCATCCGGAATATCCGTGTATGCTCCATCCGCATCGTCCGACCGCTTCCACTTGTAAGATACGGTCGCTCCTTCAGGCTGTACCGCCGCACTCAATGTCTCCCCCACCTGAGCCGTGCCGCTTACTGTTACGCTCTCAAGCGGGGTCAGGATTCCCCCTGGATGGTACCCTTGAACACACCGTCTGCATACTCCGGATAGAATATTACATTCGACATGATCAGCGTATCGATAGTAGCGTTCTCAGATTTCATCTGATGGGTCATGCCAATCATACCAGACGCATCATATGTCAGACCAAAGGTCTGCGCCACATCCCCTGATACAGGAGCATACGCGCCGTTCAGATTCTCCTGAGCCGTGGCAATCGGAGCCTTCGCCGTTACCTGCGGCGATATGATAGCAGTACCAAGCCCGAGGAAGTTTTCGATATAAGTGAACCCGAAGGCTGTCTGCATGGTAATCTGTGCCGTCCCCAGATAATCAGCCACATCCTGCTGATTGATAAAATAGATCGGTGTTACATCCATGTCCTCATAGTACCCCTGCAGTTTCGCCCAGAGATTGGCCAAAGTCGTCTGCAGATTGGTTCCCGTCGCAGTTCCCGTCCCCGTAGCAAGTGTCGTGTAAAATGTCTTTTTGATGTCCTTCTGAATCTCAGAAATCAGCTTTTCATCCGTCTGGTTTACAGCCATATTCCTTCCTACCTTCTGGATCGCCTCGGCCGTGGTATTTTTGCGGTACTTATTCAGATCCAGTGTGACAGTCTTCACCAGTTTGCGCTCGATTTCCGTCAGGGGGATTGTTTCACCCTCCCCCACCTGCGAAGGTGTATTCTTCCTTGACATCTTATAGATTTTGATATCTGTTCCCGCCGGCATCGGCAGCATATCCGAAATTCCCAGGACTCTCTGCAGTTCCGTAATGTTCTGGTGAATTCTGCTGGTAAAATCTACAGAAATGGCCGGCTCCAAGTCAGCGGCTACCGTAGTGTTTGTCGGAGCAGCAAAAAGCTGCAGTCCCTTTCTTTTTCTCATATTTTTCACTCCTTAAACAAATTCATGTTTTCTTTGATCAGTTTCTGTCTCTCTGTTCTGTCTTTTACGGCCAGAATCTGCTCCCTTGTAAGCGCTCCGCCTCCGGCTCCTGTTTTCGGAGGATTGCCGCGAAGAGCTTCCTTTACTGCCGCCTGGACAGCTTCTTTGAACGTCTGTGCAAAGGCTTCTACCGCAGTTTTGGTCTTTTCTGCATCATCACAGACCAGATTCATGATGATTTCATCCGGAATCGTAATCTGTTCATCAGACAGCATTTTCCGGGCCGTCTTTGCCATCTCGCCAAGATTCATCTGACGCTTCAGGTCAGCCAGCTCCCTCTCTGCTTTGTCCGCCCGGTATTTTTCTTTTTCCTCACTGGTCATCTGGGCCAGCTTCTCAGCCTCGGACACGCGTGTGTCCGCCAGAGTCTGCCATTTCTTCTGTGCATTTGCTACCGCGGTCTGAATCGCTTTCTGTACTCTGCGGTCAAATTCTGCCTGATTTCCTTCCTGAGCCAGAAACTCATCAAAAGACAGTATCTCATTGCCTTCGCCGCCTGCGCCGGCTCCGTCGCCCTCAGCTCCGTCTCCTTCACCCTCGGCAAAAAGCTGTAATGCTAAAATGTCTTTGTATTTCATATTTTCCTTTCCGCCCCAGCCCGTCGCTTGTCCGAGCCATTGCTGTAGTTTACTGACATTTCGGTCAAATAATTTTTATATAGTCTGGGAAATCTGCTACAATCAAACAGATACCCAAAAAGAAAGAATCCACCAGAAGCTGGCCACGCTCCGACAGATCCTTATACTTTATATCAGCCCTTCCGGACGAGATATCATATTCAATTTCATCTTCCGTCAAATCCTCCAGGGACTTTACAAGAGTCTCCGTAAGCGCCGTTGCGCCGGCGCAAATAATGTCTTTTCCGGGTTCAGCATATCCGGCATGGCCAGATATCGTGATTCCATCTTCCCGGACGCTCACCTCAATCAAACGCATCTCCTCCCTTCAGCCATGCGGCCATTTTATTAATATTGACAGCTCCTGTGCGCCGCAGAACAACCTTTTCCCCGTCCAAAAGGACCACTGTGGGCAGTTTGTCCACCAGATACTTTTCAGCCCTCTGAGGGGCCCTCCAGGCGTCTACACGCTCAATATACTCCGGTCCGGCCAGCTCCTCCAGCGGACCTATGAACTGCTTTTCATAGAACCGGCATGGCGAACACCAGGAGGCATGAAAAAACAGCAGCTTTCTCATAAGCATCCTGCCTCCTTCTAAGAGTTTACTTTCAAACGGTTCATAACTTTTCCCGCCTGTTTCCTGTCCCCCGAATGCTTCATCACATAATCATCCATCCACCTCTCCCAGTCGTCTACCACAATCTCAAAAGTACATCGGCACCATGGATGAAAAGGCGGAAAATTTATTCCCGGCTCCCTTTCCGATATCTCAAATATCTGTTCCGCTATTGCTCTGCAGACAGGACACACCCTGCTGTCTCCCACAGTTGATATCCGGTATCGAGAAAAGTCTTCGGTAAACGGCTGTATGGAGCTCTCTGCCATAACATAGGTTCCTTCAGTATAAATCAATCTGTATACGTCCCGCCGGTTCACCCGGATGAAGCGCTTCTGCAGATTCTGAACCAGGCGCGCATAGCTATCGCCGCGGGCAAAGCCCTGTGCGATATCCTGATTGAGATATCGTGCCAGCTTCTGTGTATCATTCCATATCCGGGTCGAAAAGTTTTCGCCATTGCTCCATGGAACCCCTACAAACTGGCGGACTATATCGGAGCTGATGCTGTAAAAGTTTTTTCCGAATCCCAGTGTCTCCATCGCATAATTAAGCCCCTGCTGCGACAGTTTCGTAAGGTACTCCGTCATCTGATCATCTGTATATCCCGCAATCTCTGCTTCAGTCATCAGCACTGAATACTGAAGCCCCTGCAGGCGGTCCAGCTGATAGATGCTCTTCCGGATCGGCATCAGGTCAGCATACTGGGGATATTTTTTCTCAAAGTCATCCATACGCTCTATCAGGAGCGCCCTGTCCGCATCCGAAAGCGTCTGCAGCAACGCCCTGTACTGAAGCACTTCATTTTCTCCATAGTCTTTATAATATCCTGCGATCTCGCGGTCCAGCCGCCGAAATTCTGCAGCATAAAAAGATTCCAGCCGTTTTCGGAGCTTTTCTTCATTCTTTTCAGCCGCTTTCTTCAGCCGCTCCTGTCTATTCGTCCAGTATGACATCCTCCGTCACCTCCACCGTGCGGTTTGTGGGAAATCCATCCGTAAGGCTCTCATCCTCCTCTTCCTTCATGCGTTCAATCTCCTGCTGCACATTATCCACAATAGACAGCACTTTAAGCTGGGTCTCCTGGCTGACGATTCCGGCCAGATTTCCTGCGATCTGGGATTCCTCCAAGATATTTGCGGGATAATTCAGCGTAAACAGATATTTTATTCCAGTCCAGGCG